CCTGGATTGGTTTCGACGCAGACCAGGCGTGGTGCTGGAGGGAAGACGCCATTGCCAGTGGTGGCGTGCGCTAGTCGATTGCGCTCGGCTTGTGAGAGAGCCCAGTCCGCTGGCGGTGGGACGGAGACGGGGGCGTCGACGACGATGGGGTCGGCATCCGGCGGGTTCTCAATGGACACGTCCTCTCTTCCATGGTCGCGGTCGATCAGCATTTCTGCGCAAGCTGATTCGACTATTTGGCCGCAGGAAGTGACGCTGGACAATGCGGCCTCGAATTGCTCTTGCGCGGCCGGGGTCCAATTGTAAATTTCGAACATCTGATCCCACGTCTCTGGCGTTGCGACGCCAGTTTCGCCGTTGGTCATTTTCCACGGGGTGTCAGTGGGTTTCTCACCCTCGATTCCCTTGGTGAGGCGAAGTAGCGTGTCGCAGTAAGCTCGGAGGGGTGGGCAGCCGCTTGAAGCAGCGTACATGCTCAGGGCCGCTCCTCGCGCGATTTGTTTGGCTTTGAAATCGGAGGTGGCGCGTACTGAGTAACCGAGTTTCGCGATCGTTTTACCAACCATTGGAATGAGGTTCCATCCGGTGGACGTGCGAGTGAGACGACAGCTGAGAAACTCGACTTCATGGAGGTGGTCGACGTGCTTCATCGTGACCGGAAATCCGAGCCGCTTGAGCTCGCGCACGAAATCGATGCGGTCGCCGTCATACCAAGTCGAGTTGTCGTCGCCACCTGCGAAGAACTTGGCGATGACGTCGCGCGGGTCACACTCACGAACTCGGCAGTAACAATAAGTCATGAGTAGCCCGTTGAGCATAGTGTTGAAAAGCGTAGTCCAAGGGTCGCCTGAATTTCGGACGTAAGGCGTGTTGAACTTGACGCCTTGGCGAGACATGCCGTGGGTGTTCTGATTGGCTTTCATTAAATCGAGATGGGCGCGTGGGGCATGGTACAACTTGCACATTGAGATCTCGAGATTTGAGATAGTGACATCTTGAGCTGAGTCGTATCCATCGAAGTCGAGGTTCGCCTTATTGTCCCAATCTCTGGCCGTCATGGTCTCAGCAATTTTCTTGGCTGAGACACCTGGGGTGTAGACGCGCGTGGACTTGGTGGTCCATTCTCCTCGGACGACGCCAGTGAGTTGCTTGATGAAGGGTGCGGTGAGGACGACAAATTCCGGGCGGGCCGCGAGAATCTGTCTGGGCGACTTGTGTGGGCCTTTGAGCACGGTCTCATTCTTGACACAAGCGTCACGAGTCGTCCACTCGTGGAGCTGGGAAGGGGTGAGCTGAACGTGGGGGGTGATTCCATCTGCGACGAGTTTATCGATGGTGTCGCAGTAGATCTGTTTTACCCGAGCTGAGGAATTGCAATTAGCAACCCACTCTTTGGCATACAGACCCCATGCCTGTGGGTCGTCTGGCACGTGAAGTTTGAAAGCCTTCCCGACGAGGTAGGGCCAGTTGCGAATGACCCAGGCTGAGAACTCATCTCTCGACCCCTCTTCGAAAGGTGGGGGGAGAATGGCTGATCGCTTTTCTAGAGCAGCGACAGTGTTGTGCTGATTCTTGGCAAACACCGTAGGTTCCTCATTGCGGAAGGCGACGCCGGTGACGCGAGCGGCATCTGGTCGAGTCGCGTCTGGCGAACCGCGTTCGAGGTCGAGGACTTGGATGCGTGCATCGGGGTGTTGTTCGGGAGTGGGGGCGGTGGAAGTGGCTGAGGCGAGACGAGCGTGGAGTTTCACGTCGTCGTTCTTGAACCAACTGAGACCAGCGCGAACGGCGAGCGAGGCGATGACGGTGCCTGCGACCATGGTCATCAACCCGACTCCGCCTGAGACGGCAGTCGAGGACGTGACAGTCTGAGCTGCTGAGACGGCGTTGAGCGACGCGATGGCTGACAAGCCTGCGCCTGCTGCTAGACACCGCTGGGCGGTCTTAGTAAAGACCCGACCGCTCAAGCGATTTACGACCGAACGTCGTTCGTCAGCACGGTGGAGCATGGCTAGATAAGGTGCGTAAATCATGGCGTCTTCGTGCTGGTCCGCTGACATGTCGACACCGCGGAGTTTGTTTCGTACTTGACCTTGAAGAGCGATGAAGGTGTCCATGTTCGCGACACGATCAACCAAATAGGACCCGAGTTCTGCAATGAGGGTCGCTGGCAAGTAGATATCACGTTCGTCGGTGGTGTACGTGAAGCCGACTGATTGCGGCGTGAAATTGCTCTGGAGGGTGGAACACCAACCGACGAATTTGGTGTTGTTGATGCGATACTTCCGAAAAGTGACCGTCATTGTGCGCGAAGCGTGGTTGCTGATCATACTCGAACCGGTTTTCTTGGTTTGAGTTACCAGGCCAGGTCCTCGTCCTGGCTCCACCAACACTGCGAAGCGATTCGACACGGGGACATCCGGGTGGGCGATGTGATCGACCATAGGGACAGTAACTGAACCATCGACGGAGATAGGGGCGCTGGCCTCCGCTTTGGACACGTGTTTGGAAGTCGGGCGCTCGTAAGGTGTCTTGGCTCGCGCTGCTTTCTTCGCTTTGCCCTTGGACTTGATAGAGTCCAGGTCGCGTTGTGATCTCGACTTCTTGGGCGCTGGCGTCTCGACTGGGCTCGAGATCTCGCGAATGGAGAAGTGAGTCGGACCGAGTTGGAGATCCGATGGCCGCTTGGATGAGAAGCCTGCGACAGTTTCGGCAGGGTCGACTCGACGATTGACACTCTTGATGAAGGTCGCCGAGCGGAGTGCCTCGGCGGCGACTTTGAGTTTTTCCGCCTTCGCGGCTTTCTCGTCATACACCGGGCCAATTGGTTGGCTCGCCGGTGGGTTTGGCTTGGCAAGCGGAGTCCGCGGACTTGGGATGCGCTTGTGCGTGATCTTGACCCACTCTTCTTGGGTGACGTCCTCGACTTCGACGTTCTTGTGTTCGTGAATGGACAGATCTGGAATCTCCTGATCAGTAGGCCGTACACTTAGTGGCTGTGCGGTGCCATTGCCTTGCGGCTGAAAATTGAACATGTTTAGGGGGGTTTCATCGCCATGGCTCGATACCAGGACGGGGAGACTCGCGGAACTTCCGTGGTCGGGGTCAATTCGTTGTCGTTTGTTACTACGGTATTTATATTACCGACGCTTGCGCTCTGGTTATCCAGGTTCAGACGAATTGGTGGTGCCGATGGGTTGAAGACGGCGATCTAAGGCGATACTGTGGGGTTGCCAAACCTACTTCCACAGCTGCGGAGGGTGAATTGGCCTTTCGGCCAATTGACGCGCCAATATCGAGTGTGGCGCGGGAGGATTTCTCAACTCCTATTTCGTCCCTGATGGGACGTAAAACTGAGAACAC